TCAATGATGTTTAAATCACAATCTTCAGGTAAGCTGTCCTCGTGCCAATCCAAGAGAATGTTCGCTAATTTAACAAGGTTCATTTGAAACATTGGCTGCATTTGTGATAGCTGGAAGGTTTTCGTGAAGTCGCTGGGTATGTCTGCAAGATCTTCAGCCCTTTCAATTCCCATTGAACCGTCCAGATACTCGCCTAAGTTCTCATAAAATACTTCGTCGTCAAAGAAGTTTTCAATCGGCTGTTTTGCTTTCATTTTAGTTGCCTTTAACGCTTTTATTATAATTTCCGATAATATAAAAGCCTCTGATACCTCTTTATTGTGCCTTTCATCTTGACCTTCATACTTGGTGATTCTGGGAAAGAACAATAGGTATCCAGAATTACTTCTTATCCCATAAGGTTGTTCACTACCAAGGTAGTCCATTTCACTGACCACTTGTAAATTATCAGATTCGTTAAATTGCCGTTTCGTGGGTTGTTTTGCTTTCATGCCCAAATCTAACAATTAACCCGGTTGAATTGACTTCGTTAACATATTTTGGGAGTGGTTCATTACAGGTGAGTTTAAGACTAGAAAGCACTGCATCCGCTCCCGCATTCATCTTCTGAATCGAATAGGTCGCTCTCATAAACATACTCGTCTGTTGCCTTTGTGAACGGCTGATGTGCCAATCTCACTAAATCCTTTATGGTTTTGTATCCCCTATAAAATGTCATTCCGTTATTAGCCTCTAATAGTTCATTATAAGCTGGCTTGCCGGTCATTTTCCCTTGTCCATACTTTTTAATCATACTATCCCACCAATCCCCGGCTGATGGTTCGTCTTTTAGAATAGTCATTAGCTTTCTGTTTGACTTCTCAAAGCACAGGTCACAGTTCCCTTTAAATGCAGGGATTTTGATTTTAATAGGTTGATCTTTCCAAAAACTATTCCTTTCTTTTTGACTAATGTTTTTGTCAATAAGTGGATAAAACACGTTGTTGGTTTTATAGTCTTTCCTAATCCTATCCATTTCATCGGATCGTAAACCGACCGCAATGGAATAATTGTCTTTTCCAAATACAGTATCCGCATACTTTCGGAGCGGCTCTAATTTCATATCGCGATTACACCACTTGTTTACCTGTGATGGAATCCCTAACTTCTTAATTCCTGCTTCAAATACTTCACCCTTAGTTTTTAGATGTTCGTAGGCGACAATATTGGGGGTTACTCCTATGCCGTTTTCGTGAAATCCTGCTTCAATCCAAGCCATATTAAGATTAAAATACTTATCGCATTCATTCATAAATTCTAAGCTCTCTTTACGCTCTTTTGAAGTATTAGCCATTGCGCATATAATACGATGGTCGGGATACCATTCTAATAGCTTAATAGCCATCATTACGCTTGAATAACCAGCGGAAACACTGCAAAAGATATTTTTATTGCCTTCTGTTTTCATGCTTGCTTTCCGTTTGTGGCTTCCATGTTGTTGGAAATTCAAATATACATATCATTTTGATAGGAAAAACCCAACAAATGTTAAAACTTCATTTGGTCTGTTTTTACAACTCCCTGAATTTCATGTATAAAGTCACGAAGTTGCACGGGGTGGAGACTACCGCCAATCCCTAGTTTTTCGATGCCGTTCGATTGCCTCACCAAAGAATGTGTTAACGAAATACCGGCTGTTGTCCAAAAAATCGGCCAATTGTGATTCCTGCGACCTATCCGATTTGATAATTTGACCGGTAATATCTACTTGCACAACCCTGTGATCGCGACGGGTACCTGTGCAATGGTCGCCTATTTTGTAGTCAGGAAAGTGCTTGAGGAAGTAGTTGTATTGATCTCGGCTTGTTTTGTGGCGCGGGTTGGCTTTAATACGAAACTGATTGTCCGATATTTTAAGCTCATCCCTAAGTCTGCGAAACAGGCTCTTATTGTCGGTGTTTCCGATGGTTCGGTTGTTGCCCATTGCGTCACCCGTAATGGTAAAAGTGTACAATTGATGGAAGTACCGGGTTCTTATCTCGTCTGCCATTTTCTCAATGGTGCCGCCTTGCACTTTAATTTCATCTACCTGGTGCGCGTGTGGTATGCCGTCATTCCAAAGGTTGTATACATTGGCTGAAAAGGGGTCGATGTTGAAGTCAATTGAGATTATCAGCTGCCGATTTACGTTGTGCACTGTCTTGGAAACATGGATTTTCTCGTCGTATTGGGTGGCGAATGGGTTGGTTACTTCTCGCTGTGCATCCCAGTCGCCGTATAATAGCCGGGCGCGGTCGTAGTCGCTATCCAAATCATTTAACTGCTTCTCGTAAAGCCTTACAAATTCCGGGTCAGGATTATCGAAGACGTTGGCCGCGATGAATGATTGATTTGCTTTTAGGCTTATACGACCCTGTTCATTGGAAACAAAACGATTTTTTACCCAACCAGGCTGTGGGTTTCCAGTAATGTAAATCTTTGGAATAAGCCCGTTTTGATTGAGCTTGTACCTTATTCGTGACCTTACTATGTCGTAGGCTTTCAGGCTTATTTCCGTTGCCTCATCGATAAATACGTCGGTGTATTCCGTTGATCCCAATGACTGAAAATCAGGATCGGAAGGGTATGCAAATAGGTCTTTAAGAATGATTTTTGAGCCGTTCACGAACAGAATGAAATGGTCTTGAGCGTTATACTTGAAATCAATTCCGGCCTTGTACTGCATCTTAGAGAGCACATCAAACAGGGTTACAAGGGTTGATTCCTTTAGGTTTGATAGCTTTGACCGACCAATTAATCCACGCGTTCCGGGGTATTTGGTTCTTCGGTAAACCTGCCAGATGCAGCCTAAGACCGATTTACCGCCCCCAGCGGCGCCACCGTATAAAACCTCGTTCGTGTGGGAATCTTCTAATTTTGCCCACGCGTTTGATTGCTTTTGCGATAGTTCATAGGACACTAATCCTGTGGGGGTTTTATTACCAGAACCGGGGCAAAAATCTGTTTGTCGTCAGATGTTAAGTCTAATTTGTCACCGTATTTTTTAGGCAACATCTTGGAAAGCATCCACTTTCGACTATCAACACGAAGCCTTGACCTTTGAATGTGGTCGTAATTCAGGGTTACATTTCCGTCTGCATCTTCGTAGGTGTCGTTTGATCCGTCGTCTGAAATAGAAAGTATTTCTTCGAAAATTACATCGGCCCTATTGGTCATTGCTCGCGCGTATCGGTCAACCAAGGCGTGTTTTTCAATCCCTTGCAAGAACCCTTGTCTTGTTATAATCCCTTCACACGCAAGCCTAAGAGCCATGCCGTTAGACACGTTCTCAATCACTTTTTCAAAGTCTTCTTTGGGGTAAGTTTTCGGCATACTAGGTCTTTTTTACCTTAAACGATATTTTAATTTCACTACCATATACGTCCAAAGTGGCTGTTTCGTTTTGGAACAATTTACCATTTTGATCGACAAAGTATTCATTAGCCGCCAAATCACACTGATGGGGCTGTTCCTTTCCTTCGGGTATTTCTGGCATTTCGCGGCTTTTAAAAATCCAGAAACAAATATACAGAAGTTTTCTTTGTCTGCGTTTTAAAGGATTAGGAACTACTGTCCATTTCTGACCGTCGAACGAAGAAAAAAGCAATGTGCAAATTTTGCACATTAGTGCTCTCTAGTTATTTTTATCGGGCTAAAGAAGCTCAACCTCCGTATTAAAATCAATTCCATTTTCTTCATCTACAAAAGAGCAATGTGACTGATCACCTTCTACGTTTCCATTCCAAGAACATATTAAACCATTCCCATCATCAAACTGACCTTTTGGGTAAGAATTTAACTTAACCCATATTTTACCAGTTGGTGAATACTTAAACCTTGCGCCTGTTGGAGCGTCTTTAAATTTCATTTTTACATTTTCCATTTTACTGTTGTTTTTTGGGTTAAAATTTCACTTTTAGGTAGTTGTTAATCTCTTTCATAAACTGCTCGACGCTTTTTGGCTGGGCCGTGTGATACCCCTGACTAGTCGCATTTTCTTTAAACCTGATTTGCTCTTTGCTCATTCGGCCCTCAGGTGTTTTTATTTCAAGCCACATGCCCGAAAAGTCCCCGTTATTGTACATGAAAAATAAATCATGCACTCCTTTCATTCCGCCCTCTCTTTTTATTTGCTTTGCCACTATATTGTTTCTTAGGCCACCGTTTGGGATAGCGAAAAGCAAGTACCTGTACTTGGGATATTGAAGCCTGAACCAATTGACGCAGGCGGATTGTAGAGCGTGTTCTCTAGTCATTTTTTTCCTTTTCAGGAACATTTTCAACACTGCCATACTTTTCCAAAAGCGGTTCTACCTCGTCCCAAATATCGTAGCCCTTATCTAAAAGCTCAACGGCATTGTTTAGTTGCTCCTTCACCATTGGCATAAGTGCTGGTATTTTGATTGCATTGTCTAAATTGTATTTAGCATTTTGCAGGCACTCCATAATTGATACACTCATAATTCTTTGTTTTTAATTAGTGATTTTTGAAACAATCCACACGCGGGCCAATTAACCCGGTGATCGTTTTTAACCGAAGCCTTGGCCTCTCCCCGCTTCTCGCATTTGTAGTATGTATTTGAAAATTGGCGCTTATACAAGAACTTGCATCCCTTGCACTTCTCACCTTCTTTGGTTCCGTACAATTTGAGCAGCGGATTCGTTTTGTGCCCACCTGATTTGTTTAGCTCTACATTCCTTTTGCTATTGATTTTATCCTGTTCCGGGTCTACCAGATCAACCCCTCCGAAGATATTACACTGCTCAATCAATGGATTTTTTTCTTTCATGGTAGGTTCGTTTGCCCTCAAATATACCCCAATACCGCCCGTGCGTAAATCCTTTCGACCCTGTTTTTTCGGTAAATTCTCTTCAGATTACCCGCTTCCCAAACCGATGTGAACAGCCCATAAAACCGAATGTATTTCTCAGAAAACTCGCTTTTTTGTTTCATGTTGTGCTCGTGATTCTTCTTGTAGTGGTACAGGCACGTTGGGTTTATGCCGATAACAAGGCCAATGTCTGTGTTGAAGGTCACGGCCTTATTATGAAGGCAAACCATCGCAAAAGCGGCTCTTTGGGCGCAATGCTCCGTATCTCTTGCCTTTGTGTTCAGGTTTACACCTTCTATGCGGCTGCACTTCCAGAATAGCTTTTGCGCGTCCGTGCTCTTGTGGCGGTCGGTGGTTGTGTTATCGCTCATGCTTTCTCACAGTAAGGTTTCAGAACTTTACCCGCTTGCTTGTGCTTAACGCAGATCGTTTTCTGTATGGCATCAACTATTTCAGGGGTTGTTTTTTTCTTGCCTTTTACGATGCTGTTCATCGCTGCAACGGCTATTTCGCATCGTTCGGCAAGGCTTATTATGTCCTCATTCTGAAGGTAAGATTTAGCCATTTCGATGAGTTCGGGATTTAGGATGAGTTTCATATTAAAAAAGTTCTTTTTGTGTTACTTGATTTTCAAATCGTTTTTCGGCTAATTCCAGGTTCTTTTTTGCCTGTTTGAAATAGCTATCTTTTAGCTCAATTCCGATTCCTTTTCGCCCTAGGGATACAGGGCTGTAAACCTCGCTTCCAACTCCCATAAATGGAGTAAGGACAACTTCGCCGGGATTCGAGTAAAGCTCAGTAATTCGATCAATTACGTCCAGTTGCAAAGGGTGCACATGCTTCTCATCGTCCTCTTCTTTCGCGTCCCTAAACGGTAGGACATTGTCTATTCGTATGTCGTCCCATACAGAGGACGCGTATCGCTGCCAAATGTAGTGGCTCAGTTTGTTGGATTTTGGATCCTTGTGGTCGGTAAACTTGGTTTTCAAATATTCCCACAGCTGAGATTCATTTAGCGCCGAACCATTTGCATTATTCCACGCTTTTAGGATATTTGGTAGAATCGGAATATCCCCGAAATACCGATTTAATCCGCTTGAATGGATTACTGGTACTTCGTTTTCTCCTTTTTTTGTGAAAATCAAAATGTAATCCGGCATCGCGGTAAAACATTTGGTAGAATCTTCTACGATGAATTTGTGCATGAGTGATTGAACCATTGTTCTCATTCGTACTTTAAGCGGCTCTTTCCATATGGTTATTCGATTCCTGTACTCAAACCCGTTTTGAACATGAAGTCGGATTATTTCGTGCGGGAAATCCCATAAACGGCATGTGTTGTCAAAAACGTCGGTGCAATGTACAGCCGTAATGCGGCCTTTTTTTGTGACCCTTGATATTTCTTTGATTAAAAAATTGTACTGCTGCAAAAACTGGTCTCGCGTTTCGCAGTTACTCATGTCCCGGTGGTCGGAGCTATATTGATACAACCCGCAAAATGGTGGTGAATATACACTGAGGTCTATGCTTTCGTCTTTAATCGCTGGTAAAACCTCTACTGAGTCACCGCAATAAATTGAATAGTTTTCTTCGTGTATTTGATCTTTTACATTCATGGTTAAAAATTTGGTGCTAAGATAGCTTGTGAGAATTGTTTTTGTTTGTGCTCAAAGGAGGAATTAACATTTTTTGTAAGTTGAACGTGAAGCTCTTTAGCTTTTTCGGTTTTTTGCTGAATAGTGTCCAATACCCTTTGTTGGCCATCAGAAACAACAAGGTCAACAGTCACACTTCTTTTTTGCCCAAATCTCCAAAACCTTCTTATTGCCTGGTAGTATTGTTCGTAACTCCATGTTGGGAAAAACACAGAATGATTGCAGTGCTGCCAGTTTAGCCCCATCCCGGTCATTTTAGCCTTAGTGATTATCCTTTCAATGTTTCCGTTTGCGAAATTCATAAGGATCTCTTCTTTTTTGTCAATGGACATAGACCCTCGTATTTCTACTGCTTCATTGTCCAGTTTTGCCAATAAATCGCTTTCATCATTTCGGTTTACCCAATAAACAGAAACCTTATCCTTTGCAAGAAGCACCGCCTTTTCGGCTCGTTCAGTAACGGTTTGCTTTTGCTCGTGTCTGATTTCGTGGAAGTTTTTTGCAATTATATTAAACATTTGTATTTGTCCGTCCACGGCAATAGTAGATGTGTTTCTTACCGTGTGTTTGTTTATGAGCAATTCCGGAAGATTATACCCGTCATTAGAAAACCCAATATCAGATGGCATTTTTACCATTATTGACCACTGATTTACCCATGCGAAAAAGTCTTTTTCAGCATGTGGTTTTAGGTAAAACTTTTCACCGATGTTTCTATTGGTGCTATCAACGCTGTTTTGATTGTTCTTGAAGAACTTGCCCAGCATATCCATGTACCCCATATATCCAAGAGCTTCAGAGCTTGTGCCCAACTCTATAAAATCGTTTGGCGATGGGGTCGCGGTACTTAAAAATCTATATGGCAGCTTTTTAACAAAAGCCGTTATTTGGCCCTTTATTTTACCGTCGAAATTTTTCAGTATTGATGATTCATCACATATTACCCCAATGAAGTCTTTAGGCTTAAAATAATGAAGTCGCTCGTAATTGCATATCACTATTTTCTTTGTGTGGATTCCGTCTTTTGAATACTC